AAGGGATATGGCGGCTGCAACTGGTGGAATGAAAGAGGTGTATAATGGTAAGCAGTTGGCTTATAAAATCTCGATGAACTCTGTGTATGGGTTTACAGGGGCTGGTAAAGGGATTTTACCTTGTGTACCTATCGCGTCGACGACGACGTGTCGAGGTCGTGGTATGATTGAGGAGACAAAGACTTATGTCGAGAAGAACTTCCCGGGTGCGAAGGTAAGATATGGCGACACAGATTCAGTGATGGTAGAGTTTGATGTTGGGGATCGAACGGGTGAAGAAGCTGTCAAATACAGTTGGGAAATTGGTGAACGCGCAGCGGAAGAGTGTAGCGCCCTGTTCAAAAAACCAAACAACCTGGAACTCGAGAAAGTGTATTGGCCCTATTTCCTCTATTCAAAGAAGCGGTACGCCGCCAAGCTTTGGACAAAGGGTAAAGATGACCAGATGCATATGGACTACATCGATATCAAGGGGCTTCAAGTTGTTCGACGAGATAATACTCCACACGTCAGAGAAGTTTGTAAAGAACTCCTCGATGTAGTTCTCAACGCCCCTGATATAGGTCCACCGATGGAACTCGCCAAAGAACGAGCGATAGAACTTCTTTCAGGTGATGTACCGAATGAAAAGTTGGTACTCAGTAAGTCACTTTCAGACAGTTATAAGGTAAACGGAGAACCAGTGTCAGTGACAGGTCCTAGAATTGGTGAGATCAATCAAGCTCACGTACAAGTTGTTCATAAGATGCGCGATAGGAAACCTGGTTCTGAACCACAGTCTGGTGATCGTGTTCCATTTTTACTGACGAAGACAGATGACCCCAAGGCTAAGGGATTTGAGAAATCCGAAGATCCCAACTATGTGGAAGAAAACAACATTCCAGTTGATTACCATTACTACTTCGTAAACAAGTTCCTAAACCCGGTGTGTGATCTTCTTGAACCCCTTTTTGGTGACCCGAAACAGGATATCTTTGGGGATATCATATCTCAACACAAACCTAAAAAGAAGGAGACTGGTCCAGCACTCAGTGGTATGAAAAAAGATGACCTCATCGAAGAGTGTAAGAAGCTTGGTCTTGATCAATCTGGAAAAGTCGCTGAGCTACGCGAACGTATTAAAAATTTGAGAACACCAAAAACAGAATCGATTCAAGACCTATTTAAAAAATACGAGCAATCATCTAGTAAGGAATGATGTTGCACGATAAAATCGCAGAATTGATTGAACAAGAAGTCAGCGAGCGTGTAAGTACTTTACTAGGTGAGTATGCTGAGACTATATCTAGAAAGCACGCAATTCCTCTCAATATACTCTTGAGAGATTTACCATCCGTCGCGAATGTATCACTCTGTAAAGGTATAAAGTCTAATGGCCAACGCTGTGTTTTCAAAGGAAGTGGGGATGGATATTGTAGACACCATAAAAGTCAAGGTGATAAAATTCGAGTACGATCACTCTCGAGTTCGAACCTACACACGCACGGTCCAGAAAAAATGTTTGTTAGAGGATGTCCGGGATGTGAAAATTCAAAAGGGCTTATAGATTTGGGTTATGTATTGAACAATGAGTAAAAGTGGTATCCTACTAACATCAATCAATTCATTTTATAACCAAGAGGAAAACCGAACTAAATTAATAAACATTTTAGATAAATCTAGTGGAATATCTCTGCGAAATCTAGAATGGTTCATCACAAACTATGCAAAGAAAAACAACACTTCATATACGACTAAAGATGGAAAGTATTTTACAGTCCATTGTGCCTACAAATCGAGTCTCGATGGATACAGTAAAAAACTTTTTGACCCATTTTGTCGTTCAGAAAAATTCGCTTATGAGGTTCCTGGTACATCTCATGAAATTCAAACAACGTTGGCACAGTTAAATTTCATCAAATGGTGTATCAAAAATAATATCATCGATTATATTTCTAATAATAAGGGTTCATTGTTTAATAAGCAACTGACATAGTTCCTCTGTCAAATACGAACGTCTGGTAACCGGTGTAGTACATATGTAAAGAGTAAGTTTTAGTAGCCACATCGACCAATGATCCCTGACTTGTATCCAGTTTCACTTCTATAGATGTTTTTTCCGACTGTATCTGACTAAAATCCAAGTTTCCCGATGGTTCCACATTAATAGGATTCATCGAGAAGCTGTATGTATAGATATTTCTAATTGGTGTCGCAAGTCTATTTCTGAAAGGAATGAGGTATTTGTAATAACTATGATTTGTTTTTGAAACGTTTGGTATTTTACCCCCGTTGATGTAAAAACTTACATTTTCCATGACCGGCTCAAAGAATGTTTGTACTTCATCAAAATTTACGTTCGAAGAAAAGTTGAAACGGTTTTGAGAATAATAGTTCTTAGGGTCACTTGCATCACCTATCGCTACATTTTCATTTTCATACACTGTATTTCGCAAAAACCAATGTATACATTTGACTGGAATATTTGGGACTAAGTTTGTTCGAATTATATCTTTACCAATTTCACTCACTGTTGTGGGATGCTTTCTAACGAGATCTGTGATAAGTGTTTGTCTCTCATTCGTCAGATAATTTCGTTCATCCGGGTTGATTGTAATTTCTTCAGTGACAAGTTTAAATTCAGATAGTTCTATGAGCTGTGTTCTATCTGTAAAAAATGATTGTTTATGAAAATCTATTTCGAATATAATCTTCTGTCTATGTATCGCACATAATGGGAAATATGGACGATTCGATTTATTTGAAGAATATTCATTACTTGCAAATCTCCTAGAAAAGAAAAAGTGAAGAGGAATCATGAGATCTGAGTCATGTTGTGCGAGTGCTGGATAAAGAGTTGAATCATTGTAGCCTATGTTTCTATTCACGAGAAACCTATTCGCATCTTTTTCGGAAGTTTCAAGATATAATTCATCATAAATAACTCCCCAATCATCGTGAATTTTTTCAACTTCTACGTCATCGACATACATCGTAATACTTTTGAGAATGTGTCGCCCCAGCTGGTCTGCGTAGTTACCTACCGTTGGATTTCGAAGTCCGGGCATTTTTACACTCAACCACATATTACTCAAAAGATCACCCATATTACGTGGATCGAATTCAAGCTTAATTGTCTGCCCGAATGGCCAATTATCTATACCACCAGGGTTTACGACATTCCGCGATCTATGGTATTTTATAAAAGTAGAGTGTACTTTATCATCTCTATAATTAAAGAATGATTCTTCTGGGTCTTTGGAAAGGAGGTGTGTATCCTGCATTCCAATAGCTTTCAGGCATATTTTAGCAGCCTCACCCATATCTACTTACTGCTCACATATTTTTAATATCATTCTTCCACATCGTAATGTGACTGGTCTTCAACATCTTCTCTAGATCCTCTTTCGTCTGCGTCGCCTCTGCCAAGAGTGCTTTGACACGTTCCTCTGTGTATTCAACCGTTCTCGTATTGAGGAGATAGTCCAAGTTTCCGTCAATATTGGGAAAGATCGAGGACATCTCCGTCTCAAGTTCCACCTTCTTCCTTTTGAACACCACGAGTTTACCCTCGATGACCATCGATACAAACTTCGACTTGTGGTCGCACATATCCGCCCGCTTCTCGAGGACATCGATGAGGTGTGCCTTCCGTTTCTTGTAATGTTCAAGGCGGAGTTCGATAAAGTCTTGAAGAATCTCTTCAGGGCTCGCGTACTTGTGAATACCCTTGGTAGGATGGAAGAGATGCATGTTGGAGACACGGAAAGTCTTCCTCAATTTGAGATCCTTGAGAAGATCCTTACCCGCATACTCTGTAATTTCGAAGTGAACATCCTCAGTCGTCGAGTTGTTGGTGTACCCCCCAATCAACTTCTTTTCAACGAGACCATCGAGGTACTCCTTGTAATCCTGCGTCCATCGCCCTGGGGGGAGTTCAGTCACCACAATGTTGGTTCCAGACCAATTCCAAACACCTTCCATCATCCAGGTATCCTCCTCTTTGTGGACAACTCCTTTGAAACCCCTGAACCAAGGTCGCATACTCACAAACTCTTCCCCTCTGAGATATCTCTTAATGTTCTCCTTGATATCATCTGGGTTGAATGGAGGTACATAGCAACTGAAACCTGTACCGATACCTTCTGTCCCATTGACCAAAACCATTGGTAGAGTGGGCATGTAGAAGTCTGGTTCGATTGAGCGACCATCATCATCGAGATAATTGAGAACAGCATCGTCCCTGGGATCAAAGATCTTCCTCGCATCCTTGGTAAGCTTCGTGAAGATGTACCTCGTTTGAGATGCATCCTTACCACCCATGAGTCTCGTACCGAATTGACCACAGGGTTCGAGAAGGTTGATATTGTTCGATCCCGTATAGTCATTCGCCAACTTTACGATCGTATCCGCTAGGGAAACTTCACCGTGGTGGTACGCACTCTTCTCAGCCACGAATGCCGCCAATTGTGCAACCTTCATCTCATCCTTGAGATTCTTCTTGAAGCATGCAAACATAACTTTCCTTTGTGAGGGTTTGAGACCATCTGCCATATGTGCGATGGACCGCTTGAGATCTGCGAGACTGAAATTGACCAAGTCCTTGTGCACAAAATCAGAGATGTCCAATTTCTTCACACTCCCATATGGAACTTCAAGTTGGTCAGCATCCTTCGATGTGTTCTCCAAAAGCCAGGACTTCCTGGCATCAGCCTTCTTCTTATCAAAGGCGAGAACAATCGAATCATCCGTCATTTTATCCACATCGAACTTTACAGTCAAGTCTAGAATCTTCTTGAAATACTCACGAGCTTCGGCGCTTGTAGAAGTACCGAGACCCTTGTAGTACTTAATCTTCCATCCCTGTTTCCCATCACCATACCACGTCCTAAACGCAGAGTCTGTGTAGAAGGACTTTGTTTGTGAAGCCTTCGTAGCTTTGATGATCGGGGTCACCATACTCACAACAAATCCAAGTTTCAAAAGACTGGGCCAGAAATAATGAATCATGTTGAGGATGAGACCCTTGATGTGGGACCCATCATTATCAGCATCCGTCATGATCATTAAGCGTCCATAGCGAAGATCGGAGACACTCTTATATTCCTTACCCTGTTGGAGTCCCAAAATCTTCTTGAGATCATTGAACTCCTGGTTCGATGTCAGTTGGGCCACTGAGACATCTCGGACATTCTTACACTTACCACGGAGTGGGAAGACACCATAGTGGTCGCGACCCACAACTGAGAGACCGGCGACCGCCAAAGTCTTTGCTGAATCGCCCTCTGTTACGATGAGGGTACAATCCTTCGAGTGTGCTGTACCAGCCTTGTTCGCGTCATCCAATTTGGGTATACCAGTAATCTTAGACTTGCGGGCTCCATCTGACTTTTGGAGTTCCTTCATCTCCTTAAACTTTGAAAGTGCCAGAAGTTCCTCGGCGATTCCAGTTTTGAGAGCGTTCTTGATAAAACTTTTAGGTGCTTCAAACTTACTCCCAAAACTTTGAGACTTTGAGGTACACTCAGACTTCACCTGACTGGAGAAGGTTGGATTCTCGAGGGTTGCCTTGACAAAGATAGTAAAAGTATTCTTGACTTGTTGAGGCTTCAACTTAATCTTCTTCGCCATCTCATCAATTATACCATTTGCGATAAGATTCGCGGTATGATCAACGTGGGTACCACCCTTATTGGTACAGAGTCCATTCACAAATGAAACCTGTTCCATACCATTTTCAGCGGGTCCGATGCACACTGACCATCGATCAGTATTCATGGAGCATACATCTTCAACACCTTCGTGCATTTTAGCATACGCTTCAAAGTTCTGTTTAATGAGAACTTCATCATTGAACTTCACTTTACAGTTTTGTGTGGTACAGATATTCGCATCCCAGACCCGCTTTTGGAAAATGCTATAGATGGTATCGTCCATCTTGGACATCCCGAAACGTTTCCACTCGGGGGTAAAGGTGATAGCGACAGATGACGTAGCACCTGAATATTTTTTGATTTTTGGGGGGTCACATATAGTCATATTCTTTGACCAAGATTGGGTGTATGTCTGCTTCGTCTCATGGTCCTTGATGACCACAGAGAAATCAGTGGAGTAAATGTTCGCCAATTTGGCACCGTATCCGTTACGACCACCAACGATACGCTTTTGGGTATCATCATAGTTGGTACTCGTGAGGAGGTGTCCAAAGACGAGTTCGGGGTTCCATAGACCCTCCTTCTCATGCATACGAACGCCGATCCCACCGAGAGGACCATTGTTCTCGATGGTGACGGAACCCGACTGCTTATCGAGTGCAACGGAGATGGAACTGACATGTTTGGGATGGAGAGAGTTGCGGTCGATGGCGTTGACCAGGATTTCATCAAAGATTTTCAAAAGAGCTGGGGAGTACTTGAGGTTCTTCTTGGAGAACTTGTCACCATTGAGAATCCAGTAGGGTTCTGTACCCAATTCAACTGGACCGACATAGGAGTCAGGTCTCTTGAGAACGTGTTCGATATGGGTGAGTTTTTGAACGCTTTCCATACTTTCTTAGTTTTATTACAATTCAAAGCTCTAACTTAGGTAGATTTTCTATAAATTTGTTCACGAATTCCAGCATGTATGAAATCGCTTCCTCACTCGGCTCAATCTGGTTAAACTCATTTTCCGCATCTGGACAAACTGAACCATTCTTCGATGAATTGATGAACATCTTAAACTGCTTGGTATCGACACCATGCTTTCGAGCTTCGACATTGTTATGGAGGAGGAGTTGGGTGTTACGATAGTGGAAAACTTTAGCCAGGAAAATAGCTATATCGCGTGGATCCACCAGGTGTTTTCCTTCACATCTAGGAAAAATCTCATCAATTACGAACTTTTCGGCTCGAAGTTCTTCAAAGTTTTTAATTAGCATCTCATAGGGTAAAATCTCGTTGAAGTTTTTCTGAAAGTCACCGACTAAATAATTGTGATATTCGTCAAGTGTCATACCAATAACGTGTTTCATGTACTCGTTGTTGTTCTTCATCATCTTATTGTTTCGATCGACACGTGCAGATCCTGTGAGTTTTCTCCATAAGCTTCCGGCTCTATGGGTTGGGCACATGCAATCAGGTACGTGTTGGCTACAGGGAATGCCATACTGAGAATTGTTAATGTTGAATGAGTCTCTACACAAAGGTCTCACAGATCTACCGTCATGGTAGTTAGTGATCGTATCCACACTACAATCAACTTCGGGGGCGGGTACCTTTTCAACAATTTTGTTTGTATCAACTTCGGGGGTGGGTACCTTTTCAACAATTTTGTGCAACGGAATTCCCTTATACAATAATGAGTCCCATCCATTGTCCGTCGACCGTTGAGGGAATATGGACATCTTGAACTTTAGAGACATTGTGGATGGTCGATCAAATGTCTGTTTATTCCATGTCAGTTTTCCGTCTTTTAGTAAAGTTACCTTTGCGATAGTGTCTCGATAGTGTATTTCGAGAACACCACTACCAGGTGAAATCAACCCCGCATCAATGAGATCTTTTAATGTGGGCTTCATTTTGTTTTTGAATACTTATAGTGAAAAATCCAATGACTTAGGAATCAGAGAAACTCATTGTTACCCTTGGTTGGTCTCGCACATGTGACCACCTCTACCAAATGTGTTATTATTTACTTTAAAGTGCCAGTCACAATACCAGTATTTGCAATGTGGACATTGTTTCCGTTTATTACCCGAACTACACATATGTTTACTAAGACTTCCACATTCTTGCACCTTTGTAATTTTTGGTTCTTGCACCTTTGTAATTTCTGGTTCTTGCACCTTTGTAATTTCTGGTTCTTGCACCTTTGTAATTTTTGGTACTGGTTTAGGTAAACTATTCTGAGAACTGACACACAAACATATATCATTAACTGTATTCTGAATTGAATCC